TTTTGTATAGTGTTTATGGTTTCCATTAGACTCATAAAGGTTTCAACAATCTGTGTGAGTTCATTGAAAACTGCCATAAACTTTTCCCAACCGCTTGTATCTGTATCATCAAGGGTTTCTCTTAGTGTGACCATTCCCTTGACAATTCTGTCTGTGGATTGAGCGAGGTTTTTGAAACCACCCCTAAATGCGTCACTGAGAGACTTCTTGAGGTTTTCAATATCTTCCTCTATCTGCCTTAATCTCATAGCCTCTTCAAGGGAAGATGCTTCTTTCTTTACTGCCCTTAATTCATTCTCCCATAGGGTAAGTTTGTTCCTTATCTCCTCGGAGGCATCGGCTATGTTCTCGTACTTGTTTTTAATTTCTTCAATTGTGTCTTCAAGTGCCTTTGCATACTCCTTTGCCACCTCAGCCTCTGCACCCATTATCTGACTACTCTTGCTCTTGTAGTCAAATAGGCTGTCTCTTTTACCTCTTTGTGGTTTTTCGGTAAGCGATGCTTCAAGATTCGCCTGTGAGATTTTATCGGCTTTCTCAGCCCATTTATCCATCTCATCTTGGAGTGCTTTGGTTTCCTTATCAATAGCATCGTCAATATCCTTAACTATTTGCTCTGCAACTCCGTCAAGAAGTACTCTCTCTGCTGCTTCCTCAGCGGCATCCTTTAACTCCTTATACCACTTTTCTAATGCGGTAAGGGTTTTGCCCTTATCAATCTTTTTGATTATTTCCTCAATGGATAGTTCTCCTGTTGCTGCGGCTTCCTCCCAAAACTTAGTATTTAACTTATCAAGTTCTTTATTATACTCCTCTTGGGCTATAGCGTGTTCTCTAAGTTTATTGATTAGTTCATCTTTTTCTTTATTGAACTTATCAAAGATATCGGCAAGGCCCTTGGCTTTACCGCCACCGCCACCTCCACCATTTCCACCGAGACCTTCATCATATAGGTCATAAAGGGAAACACCGAGTTCTTTCAATGCTGCATCGGCTTCATCTACTACTTGCTTGAGTTTGGATATTGCGGCATTATCCATATCTATCTCCCTGCGGAGTTTATTGAACTCTGCCTTGTCTCCCCAAGAATTAGGGTCAACACCCTGATGCTCTCGGCCCTGTTGGTCCCACCATTTGAAATTGGCCATCTTAGCCTCATTTGCCTTGATGTTCGCCTTCTTCTCTTCTATAAGTGCCTCTGCTTCTGCACCCTTTCTTGCTTGGACTTGAATTTTTGCCTGTAATTTAGTGGCTTCACACCATCTATCTACTTCGGCTACAATATCCTTATATGCTTGTTTAGTTTCATCAAGAGCAGTTTTGTCAAAGGTAGTACCCATCTGCTTGTTGATTTCCTTCAAAGCATTTATTCTTTCCCTTTCGGTTGCAGTAGTATCTTGAAGGATTGAAAGATTGTTCCTAAGAAGTTTTTCCTGTGCAGCAACACTTGTATCAATGGTTTTTACCTCTTTATGGTAATCTTCAACAATATTGTTTATTGCCTGCCACTCTTCCCTAATCTTTTTTAAATGAGAGTATATAGCAGTTAAAGCACCGATAATTGCACTTACAGCAGCCATAGCACCCATTGACATAAGGATGCCCTCAACCTGCATTGCAATACTCTTTAATGCTCCTGTGAAAGTTTTGAAAATACCACTTACTTTGGCAGAGAAACTTACTGTTGTATTCTGTGCCGCCTTTAATTTGTTAGTATATGCAGCAAGACGGGCAAGTTCATCGTCACCCATCATCTTAATGCCACTTATCTCCCTCTTTAAATTTGCGGTCTGTATGAGGTTATCATTGTACTTGATAACCGCATTTATCATTTCCTTGTTACTTGTACCCCGTGTAAGTAGAGCACCGCCACCCATTAAAGGGGAGAAATTCACAGCGGGCATTGCACTACCCGTGTTGTTGTTTATAATAGTATCAAGAGTTTTTTTATACTCCTTACCAAGCATTGTAAGTTGCTTTTCAAGACCTGCAAAATAAGCATCACCCCTTTTCTTGAGCGTATCAAAAAGTTTATATGACAAAATACCTGTTACAAGTCCCTTAGCAAGGTCCTTTATGGTGTCTATGTTTCTACTGATGGAAGCAAGGACATTATTTGCCTTATTGACAATGGTATTAAATGCTCCTTCTGCACCACTATTCTCAACAAGTTCATACCAAGTATTCTTTAACCTATTGAGGGACATCTGCAATGAGTTAAAGTCAGCATCCTTGGTAACTGTATTCAACATCGCAGCGAAGCGAGGAAGAGCATCTGCAGCAAGAACTTGTCCCTTCCTCATCATATCATCAAGTTCCGCATTAGACACGCCCAATGCAGCGGCCATTAAGTTAAATGCGCCGGGCAATGCATTACCTAATTGTCGCCTAAGTTCCTCAGCAGCAACCTTTCCCTTAGACATCATTTGCGTAATAGCATTCATCATGTCTTTGGTTCGGTCAGCACTCATATGGTAGTAAGCAGCCGCCTTTGTGAGACTTTCAAAAACCATCTTTTGATTTTCAAGGTCAAGGTTTGTCTTCTCACAAGCAGCGTGGAACTGTGCAAAGTTCTGCATCAATGCCACAAGGTCCTGAGAATAGTCATTTGCCAATTTCTTTACAAAGGCAAGGTTTTCACTATAGTTCTTAATGGTGACTGTACCTTTATTTACTCCATCGCTCCATTCCTTCGTAACAGTTGAAACATTCTCTAATGTATTCTTTGCCACTGAGAGTTGAACAGCGGTGTCTTTCAAATTACTGATAAGTTGTGTAAAGCCTAATCCTGCACCCAATGCTCCTGCAAGGGAAAGAAATGATGATTTCAACCCCTGTAAAGACTTCTGCACATCACTCACACCCTTTTTGAAATCCTTGGAGTTCAAGCGAAGTGAAGCATTAAAGTTCATACTGTTTTTAGCCATATTATTTTAACTGTTTCTTTTGATTATTTCTTCCAAAGCGTCATATACTGCATCCATTAGTTTATTTAATGCCGCAGGTCCTTGGCTATTTACTGCATCGGTCCAAAATCCTGAACCTGTATTGGGATTTCCTTTTGAAACACTACCCCTGTATGCCCCTGTTTTTGTCCATCTCTTATTGGTACCTCTATCCACAAGGTGAGCGTGATTACCACCCTCAATTCCTTTCTTTGGAGCAGACCTCTTGAACCCCCCTAAAGCATATGCCTTTTTCTTATTCACCCTAAGCGCGAAAGACCTTTTCAAATTTCCTGTAACCACCTTATTTCGTGTGGATAAATTTGTTTTTCCCGCAGCGACAATTACCTGCATTCCTTGGTTCAAAGCATATTGTATGGCCTTATCTTGGTCTATCTTGCTCATACCATTAAGAAGGGATGTCAGTTTTTGATAATCTTTCTCATCAAGTGTTATTGTTAAATCACTTTTTGCCATTCTTTATAATATCGTCTATGTTCATTCCTATCGTATGCTGTACCGCATACAGGTTATTCTTAAGCCCTTCTTCCACATTCTTCTTCTTCACATCTTTTTCCCAAGGGAATGGAAGTAGTTGCTCGGGACCTTTAACCTTCTTTCCGTCTATATGCGGCATTACATCTATATAAGCCCATAGACGCTCTTCTTCATATCTCCTTTTGACCTTTGCATCACAGGCTTGATATAGAGGCTCAATTTCCCATAAATCCATTTCATACATCACATAGTGTGCATCTACCCCGTAATCAACAATAAGCGATGTCGCAAGGTCAGTCATCGTCATCTTTTCTTTTTCCTCCCTACCATTCTCTTCGCTCTGTACCGCTTCTTCTTTCTTTGGATATTGTTGAACCACACTTAATATATCCCGATACTGAGTTGCAACCCAATTTGCTATCTGCTCATTTTCCATAATTCCACAGAAAGTTTCATACTTGATATTTAACTCATTACTTGTGTAAAAAGTACAATACAAAAGCATTGAGATATTATCTACTGTGAAATCAAAGAAAGACATACCCGTCATTCTCTCATACATACAGATTGCCTTTATTGACAATCGCATCCTGTATTTAGAGAAATCCATCTTCACCTTCTTCACAGGTTGTTTCTCAACCTGTTTCTTCTTAAACCACCACTTCATATACTTCTTTTTAGATAAAGCGATGGGGCAAGCCGACAATTTGTTTTTTACAAATAAATCATGCATGGTTTAGGCATGATACATTATATTTATAAAATAACCTGCCTGTGTGGAGAATTAAAAGACCATTATTATATTGGCAAAAGAAGTGTTAAAAAAATGAACCATAAGTACTATGGCTCGGGTACTATATTGAAAAAATATTATCAAAAATATCCTCCTGTTGAAGGTGAAACCATTATTAAAGAAATATTAGAATATAATAATAGTGGAGAAGAGAATAATATAAGAGAAAGAGAAATAATTGGCAATCTATGGGAAACAGACCCAATGTGTATAAATTTAAAGCCGGGGGACTCGGTAATCTTGGATGTCATGCTTCTGAAGAAACAAGATTAAAAATGTCAATTTCACAGAAGAAAAGGAAACAAGATGGAAAAATAGTTATTGAAGCGGGAAAGCCATACAGGTTTGTGAAGGGTCAAAAAGCGTACAATAAAGGAATTCCGATGTCTGAAAAGCAAAAAGAAAAATGTTCTAAAACTTGGTTTAAAGGAAAGAATGTAATCCAAATGGATTTGGATGGTAATTATATAAGAACTTGGAATAGTATGCAGCAGGCACAAAAAGAACTTGGCATATCCAAACAATCAATTTGGTCCTGTTGTAAAGGACAATTCAGACAAGCAGGAGGATATAAATGGAAGTATGCTTCATAAAATAATTAAGGGGTGGCCGAATTGCCACCCCTTCGTCTTTACATCTGAATAACCGCTTAAATCTGTTGGTTATTTTTCATTATCTCACCCGCTCCGGTCATGGTGATTGAACAAGAGGCAATCTCATTGTTACCACCTTCAAGTGAGCAAGAAGTAACAACTGCCTTACCATTGTAGTAAGTCTTGGTTGTGTCAAGAGTGTGAGGGTTAGTTACGCAACTTCCGCTGTATTCCTGCTCCTCACCGAGGTACCATTCTACCTGCTCTCCGCTAACCATGAACTCCAAGAGTTTGTCAAATGAGATACCACTTGCATTACTTGAGTACAAGGCATCGCATGATAGAGTGTAAGAAGCCTTACCTCCCATTGCAGAAGCCCACTTACAAGAGAACTTTGAAGAAGTATCAATGCTCTCACTATCTACCTGTACGGAGACGGAAGTGGCATAAGCAACAACAGTCTTACCGCTTGTTAAGTAGAGCAATAGGTTATCGCCATGGATAAGGTCGCTATTTTCATTCCAATTTGCCATTTTTATCTATGTATTTGTTTCATTATTTTATTTCAAATAGAAGAGTTTCAATATATTTGTTGTCGTCATACACTTCCATACTATCAACTAATTCCAACTTAATTCTTACTCCGTCCCCGACAACTTGAGGACCTGTTAGAGCATTGTCAATTTTTGAAGCAAGTGCGACTGCATTGTCATAGTTATCTGATATTGCTACAACCGCCACTTGGCATTCATCCTGATACACACCCATCTTGGTTGAAGATTTGCTGTACTTCTGACGGAAATAGATTATGAAATCTCCTTCCGTATTCTCAGGAGCAACACAAGGATAAACATGATTTCCGACCTGTTCTGCAACTGCTTCATCAGCAAGTAGGATTGACCTTATGTCATTCCCGACAAACCATTTTTGGTAAGAATTGCAACTTGTATTATAGCAGACCATTATTCATTTATCTTTGAAATCATTATTGTCAATTGGTTCTCCTTCTTGTATTCATCAATACTTGTAATACGATATCTATCTCCTTTATACACCACTATGTTTGTTTCTTCAATTTCCTTGCGGTACCTAATCCTAAATCTAAGTTCGGTTGAGTGGAACAGTTCATCAGCATCAACTATATAGTTCTCTTTGTTCTTTGTCCTTTCAGCACGGACAGAGAACATAAAGACTTCTTCGGAGTGTTTGAAACCACTTTCACTCTGTCTTTCCACTACTCGGTAGAAATCAAGTTTTTCTGTCAATTGCCCGCTGTAAATCATTAGTTATAATAGTTTCTGTATAAGTCAATTAAATATCTGTAATTAAAGGGAAGTTCAGCATTTTTAGTCCCGACAGGTTCTCTGTTTTGATACATATTACCAATCATCAGCAACATTGCTTGGGAAAGGGGGGATGGGAGACATCCCCCATTGTTTTCCGCAAGTTTATCAAAGTCCTCATTTACATGTACCCTGACAGCCTGCTCTGCCACATCAATGAGTCCAAGAATGTACTCATCGTCTTCGGTAAAATCAGGCTCAATGTTGAGATGCTTTTTTGCATAGTCAAGGTCTATATACATAAGGCATATGTTGAGTGAAAGGAATTATTCAAAAATCTGAGTAGCAATTCTATCGCCTTTGAGTTTTGCATCAAAGAGATAATTTACAGTAACCTTGATTTGGTTCTTACCTGCAAGTGAGTAAGGGTCAACTATGATGACCATACCGTCCTTGTCCCAAGAAGCAGCAGCGAGGTCACGAGGGTCAAAGCAGAGCAATCCACCCTTTGCGACAGAGTTGGAAACAATAGTCCTGCGACCATCAATTTCGCCCTTGTCAAATACCATCTCAAGACCTGATGCCATCTGAGTACCACGAAGTTGATACTTAACATTAGGAGAAGTGACAAATACAAAGTCATTTCCATTGTGCTCCTCAACCTTATTCTCAAGTGCGAGAACATCGTCAAAGGTCATTGAAGCGAGGGTTCCTGATGCAGCCTCATTGAAGAGACCTGCAGGCTGTGCAGTGCTACCTGAACCTACACCGAAGACAGTCATATCAATCTTCTCAGCGATAGCCCTTGCGAGGTCATTGACGAGGATACCCTCAGCGTCCTCAGGTGACTGAGCGAGGAATTGACGAGAGATGGTGATGTAAGCGGTAAGTCTCTTAGGTGAGAGAGTTACAGTTGTGAAGCCTGATGCACCGTCAGCAGCGTCTGCATTCTCACTGTCTGCCCAATAAACATTGGAGCCGTGATACTTAGGGATTTCAATGTCACCTACTGCATTTGAGAACCAAGTAACACCGAGTTTGTCAAGGACGGTGTTGTTGCGGATAGCAAGTTCAAGGGGAGCCTTATCGGTAGGAACATTCTCCTCACCCATTCCTGTTGCTGTTGCCTGAATAGCAGCACGGAAATCAATGGCATTGCCCTTTACGAAAGAGCGATGTTCCTCTGATACATTGCCCTCAGCGATTTCTTTTACTAAATCAAAAAGCCTTAATTCCATTTTCTTATTTTCTTTATTTCTGTTATTTAATTGTGTTTCTGCGATTTTGCGATTTTCTTCCTCCATCGCCTTTAATTCATTTTCTGCCTCATCAATCTGTGAGCGGAGTTCAGCCATCTTATTGGTCTCTTCCTCTGTGAGTTCCCTCTTCTCTGCCTCGCCATTGGCTATGACATTTTCAAGTTCCTCTTTGAGATTGATAAGTCTTTCTCTTAATTCAAGTTCTTTCATAAGTAGATACTTTTAACTATATAGGATTATTTTTGTCCGCTCACTGATTATTCATCTCATCAGCCTTTTTGAGAGCATCTTCATACTCGGCTCTTAATTGACGATAGTACTCATCCAACTTAGCCTGTTTCTCTGCTTCATCAACCTCCCTCTTTTCCTGCTCAATCCTTTCGGCCTCTTTCATTGCCTCTTCATTGGCAATTCTTTCTTCCTCTTGGATTTCAGCGAAGCGGGCACATTTCACAGCATTCTCAATCCCATAATATGACTGGTCAACAATAGAGAAATCATAGAGCCTTTCAAATTTGCAGATGGTCCTATCATAAATACCATCAGAGGCTTTTACCCATCTGTCCTCAGCAACAGTAAAAGCCCAAGACATCTCATCAAGGTCTCCTCTCTGTACTCTGTCTTTGATATAAAGTGAGAGGTTATCCCTACCGGGTTCAAATGAGAAATAAACACCATCAGCCCTTACATCAATCTTGAGACTACCTTTGCCTTTCTTGCTTCGTGCAAGGAAACCATTGCTTCTGTCATGGTTGTAGAGCATGAAAATATCGCTGTTTTCAATAACACCCTCCACTGCTTCGGGTAGTATCATTTCCCTGAAACCTTCCCTGTTAGGAGATGCGATGTTGAAAGGGATAGCCCTTCCTTCAATTACCGCACTGTCGGGAGCAGCATTGAATTCAATACTGTATTGTCTTATCTCTTTTTCCATATTCACATTTATTTATACTAATAGTGAAAGAAGTAGCAGCCATGAAACAAAAATCCCCGAAATCTATGAAATCGGGGTATTCTCGCTTATTATCTTCCTTGCGTAGTCTATTTTCTCCTTTGTCTTGCTGTTGGTGATGAAAAAGTACTTGGTCCAATCCTTATATCTGTATGGATTCTTATTCGCTCCACCTCTATTCCATTTTTGACGCATATATTCGCCTATGGTCTTCGTCCTGTAGTGATTTACCCAAGCAACTTTATGGACTACCTTATCTGTTTTCTTCTCATTACCGCAGGGATTTCCTTCCGCATCTATAGCCTTGAAAGTTTCGTCATAGCACCCATGCCCACATATCTTTGGAAAGAGGGGTTTTACACCTGTGTTGATAAAGGATTTACAGAATCGGTCTTGCTCCACCGATATAGGGGTCAGGAAGCGGGTTAGGACGCTGTAATCACCATCTATTACATCAAGTTCATCATTATCGGTAAAATGCTTGCAATTGAGCCTTATGGTATCCACATCCTGTGGAAAGGATGAGAGGAAGGTATTTACATCCCTACCATCCTCAATTATCAGGAACTCGTCAATATCACAAAAGAATATCCAATCATAGTCCTTCCTGTACCTTTGGAATAGTTGGGAATAAGCCCTGACCTGCACTCCTTCAACACCTGTGAAGTCCTCTATAATTACCCTATCTGATGAATATCCCGACAGGAGCAGTTCATCGTCATTATCAGCCACTATAATAGTGTCAAAGCCAACACTAAGGTGATGGTCTATCCACTCCTTTATGTATTGGCTTTCACATTTTGCTATTGCTATAAGGGCTGTTCTCATCCTTCTGACTCAGATGGCTCTTCATAGTGGCACTCGCTACCGTCCCACCAACCGCCTTGTGCAGTACATTCGCACTCAGGGTCCCCACCGCAAGGGTCAGGTGGGTTGCAGTTTGCTCCATCCCATACCCATCCCATCTCGTAACACTCGCACTCAGGGTCTCCATTACACCCTTCCTCTGAGCCTGATGATGAAGAAGATTCAGGGAAGATACACTCGCTACCGTCCCATACACCGCCTTGTGCAGTACATTCGCACTCTTGGTCCAAGTCTCCTTCGTAGTTGGAACTAATTGTAATGGTATCAGCGGTGAATTCAACTCCGTCCCAATTATCAGCGGACCAACAACTACCTTGAACTGAGTCTGTACCATAGAAATGGACATCGTAGTACTCATTAGGGTCAAATGGACCGCTTATTGTGAGTGTATTCGTACCGTCATTAGGGTCAGTTGTCAAACTCCAAGTAAATCCCTGTGATACATTAAGTGAATTGACTGCCTCCTGATTTACATCGTCCCAAGTACTTGTGTATAGTGCTGAGAAGTTACCCTGTTGGTCTGCCATCGCAAACTCCCAATATTGGCCAACTGCTGCTCCTAAAAGGGTATTTACTACAAAAGTATAGGCTCCTTCGGCAAATACGAGTTCTTCACCCACATAAGCCTCTGTGAGGGCTGTCTCACCGATGTATGCCTCATAGATTTCAACTCCACCGAAATAGAAAGGCTGTCCTCCTGCGGGTCTTACCCCATTTTGATTTATGGAGAATACAACCTCATCTGTGGTGTTGGTATCAATAAAGGTTATAGCGTCCTGTCTTGTTGATGATGCGGTGTTCGCACTAACTGTAAGCGTAATATCTGCTTCACCCGTACCACCCGTATCACTTAAAGACCACCAAGTTCCTCCTGTTGGATTTGCTACCCAAGAGTTTTCGGTTCCCACATAAATATTGATGGTGTCTCCTGTTGCATCAACTACGGCAGAAGTGGGGTCTGTTCCTATGGATAGGATTTCGGGTCCTGCAATCCAAGGGGCTGTACCGTCAGATGTGTAGAAAACATCATTAGTTTCATCATAGAAACCAACAACTTCATCGCTACTTGCATCATCTATTGCAGGGACTAAGCAAGCAACCTCATTTCCACTATCATTATCGGTAATGTGCAACTTTCCTATCTTGATGTTGCCATTTATGAGAGCGTCACCCGGATACTGATTATCGCCACCGATGGTAAGATATCCTGC